CACCTGCATGGCATCGCAATTATCTTTTATTCCTTCCCACTGAGTTTCCTTGTGATAATCAGACCCCCACACTTCACCGCTGGGTCTGAGTAATTCTCCGCTGGATATGTTGCATTTGTAAAAGATACCACCGTAAACAATCGTATCGTTCTTGAACAAATCAGGGAGCATATTCATGATAAGAAATCGCTCGCTGGTTTCCTCAAAATCGATTACATCCCCAACTACAACATCAGTATCGTAAGACAGGTCCGCCTTCCTGAAATGCTCCAAACTTATTGGTTTCGTAGCTTGCTGGACATAATCATAAATAGCATACTCACCGGATATGTTTCCGGCATCTCGTATGATAGTGTACGCACTGCCGACTTTGGCCAGTGCCTTTTTTATACTTTCGCCAATCGCCATGTTTGCATTATGGTGTTATGATAACTTCATTATCTTCATCATATGTGTAATCTCGGCTTGTTTGCCCCTGATATCCAAATCCAGAATCAATCTTTGTCCCAGCAATTTCTGTCGCTGCAACACCGGCAAATTCCAGGGCGTTGTCCTCTATCGCCACATTAAAATCTTTATCCATCCGGTCAACTAATTTCGAGTAATGGTCAAACTGATGATTAAGGAATATATTCTTAAACCTGAAATCTTCCGCTGACTGCGAGAGCAGGTAAAAGAATAAATGCCTTTTGCTTCGTGAGATTAACCAAGTGAGCTTAAAATCAGCAGTTTGTGGCAATGACCATCCGGTATCACGCTCGGCGGCTAATATCGCATTGGTATAGTCATCATCTTCAATGCTACTCGAAAGCCCCTTCAATTCCTGTTGAAGCAACGCTGCCATTTCTGTGCTGGTCATGTTTCGGCCTCAGTTTCTCGTATTCTTTCTTAATTTTCGTAAGTATTTCAGGTTTTGGTGTGGCACCCTTTCGCCATCTCGTTATTGTCTGGTAACTTACGTTAAGTAAATTTGAGACAGCGGCTATTGTGCCCTTTGCATGGATTAGACCCTCCAGCTCTGGAAGGTGCTTGGTAGGTTTCTCTTTGGTTAAAAAGCTCGCGTTATCGGGTTCTGCCTCAACGGTTTTCTCGGTTGCGGCCTCCGGGGTTTCTTCTTCCTCGGGTACATTGATAGTTGTTTCGTGAATCGTTTCCGTCACTTCAGGCTTGGGCTCAGGGAGTACCCTTACTGTCCTGGCTCCCTGGGCCACTTCAGCCATTACATCCCTTGGAATCGGGGATATGGTGTCATCAAACACCATTCCCTTCTTCCAAAGTTCTTCACCTTTAATATGTTTCAAGACTTCGACTTTCATGTCGATTGCCCTCCGTTAAGTAGGTTCAAATGCTACAACCACGGCCAAATTCCGCATCTCGGTTGTGGGACTGGTTGTTCTGGTTAAGGTCATGTCATAGGTTATCATATCTCCAGGAGACACATCATTAGCAGACGCGCTCATTACAGCCTGCGTAATACCAGTGTCACCACTCACCTTAGTTGTTTTGTTGCTTGACGCCTCCCCACTCACGTGAGCAATAATGGGAGCAGTGGTCAGGCAAGTTGTCCCGTTGATTTTCACATCAACAGTTAAGGACAAGGTATTGCTATCATCCTTGCCACTTTCCTCGCAAGACAGCCAAACATCCTGGATCTTACCACCAACATTTGCCGCCCCCAAAGGAGCATCAGTAATATTGCCAGTAATTTCACCAGAATGTAAGGCCATCATGGGTGACACTTCATTTGCTGCCCACTGTCTTTGAGCACCCGGGGAAGAGTATGGTCCCATTTTCTGTTTCATACCGTCACCCCCTTATGCTACGTCTAACTGGTAAACTGCATCCTCGTGATACAGAACGGGTAAACCCTTATCTTCAACTCGCACGAAGATTCCATCAGGATCGGTTTTCACCCAACGATCAATCTGCTGACCCCATTTTCTGGAAAGTTCATGGGGAGACTTCATCATTTCAGCAATCGGCTCGCCATCCACACTATCGGCCCACATGACAAACTTATCCGTAGGGATAAACTTCTTTGTCATATAAACATAATCCTCAGTAGCCTTATAAGCCGAGGCAAGCGTCCCGGTACAGGTAATGGTCCCTGCATTTGTATCTATGGACGCAATGGTTAAATCTTCTTTTGTGTTTGCCGAAGTATCCAGACAAGTTAAAGTTCCACCCACCTCAAAATCGGTGGTGTTATCAACATACACTGTCGGGGATGCACCAGCGGTCAGGGCAGTGGTTATCCATGCCCGGATCTGATACGCCTCGTCATACAGGTGCATATTCTGGATTCCAACCAAACTGCCAATCACGCTTAACGGGTTCTGGAAAAGATCCCCATCGCCATAAGACGACTTTGACAGAAGGGTCTGGATGGTATCGTCGAAAATCATGTACTTCAAAACTTCCGTAGTGAAGATAGCATGGTTCAAGATCCCCGCATTGGCATTGCTGATCACCAGCTTTGCAGCAAAAATGTCCTGAGCAATGTCTCGTTTGGTCCCATCACTCCACTTGTAATCAACTCCCAGGGAAACCTTGTTGTCATCGGGAATGCCGTAATCCAAGGTAATGTAGACATCATTATAATCCTTATATGTGAAGCCATCATTACAGAGCATCTGGGCAAGCATCCATTCCTCCCTGCGATACGATCTATTACTCAGATTACGTACCTGTTGAGAGAGAGTCCGGGCCGACTTCTGATACTTACGGTCGGTCCCGAGCTGACGAATGTTGTTCAAAAAAGAACTCCCAAAAAAGGTTCTTTCTTTCCAAAATGCCGCGTGAGCAGAGCTTGTTGAACTGCCCGGCACAACAGCATCCGGAGCCGCTGCATCCTCAGCCGCAAACGGGGTTAAACCCCTGCTGCCGATCTGAGATTCCCATTCAATGTCCGCTGACTCGTAATTTACCGCACTAAACATCTTCCTCAGAATCAAATTCGGTGGTTCCATGAATTTGGTAACGAGCTTATTCAGTACCGTTAACTTCAAGGCAGGTATATCACTAATACTAATAGGCATATTTGTTCACCTCCTTTCCTTTCTTACATGACCAGGTATCGCCCGTTCTCAACAGAACCCGAAAGGTCCGTCAGAACATCGGCGTTATAGTTATACAGCGAATCCTTATAAAGCATGGCGTTTTTGATGACCATAACACCCTGCGCTCCCTTGGCGTCCTCGCCCGTCCCAGCATCTACGGTTCCAACCAAAATCCCAACGCCTTTCACAAATGGAGTTGTGGCAAAGCTCTGGATGGTGATCACAGCGCCTTTGGCTATGGTTTGCGATTCAAAAGCATTCGTTACCGTGATTACCCCCATGTGGGTATAAGTTGTTCTGTCAATGGCCGTAATCGCGCCAAGGTCCGTTTCGGTCCCAGCACGATCGCTGTCCCCGCAAACCAGATGATCACCCACGAGAAACTTGTAGCTGTCATTCAACGTAGTGTATCCGGTCGTTCCGGTACTCGGGTCGGACACTAAGAATGCAGCCCCAAACAGATCGGCAATTCCAGCCGCTACGTTCCCAACAGTATCAATGCCAGTGTACGGCACATACTGATCCACTCGACTTGTGCTCTCCGTGATGATCCCCATAACTGCACCAGCTTCTATAATTCCGTAGCCGGCAGGAATGGTTATCGCCCTCGATAAAGCATTGTTGGGGTCACTGTAAAACAGCCGTTTCATATCGGACTGTGAACCTCTCAAAATATATGGTGTATCTCCTTGTGGCATATTACTTCACCTCCTTTTTTCCACCGGACATGACGAATATCTCATCCGCCAAATCTTCATCGGCCTGGTCTTCTTTCTTCAGTTTGGCGCTCTCGCCCTCAACCTCCTTGACCGAAACACCAAAACCAGACGTTTCTGAAGTTATGCCCCTGGATTCCCAATCTTCGATCTCGGCATCGACCGCCTTCCCGAAAGCCTCGGCATCAAGCTGGTCATCTTTGATGAAATCTTCATGACTGACTTGATTCCTCACCTTGTCATTCAGTCGATCCGGAATTGTGCTCTCGCTCAATTTCTCATTCCAGATCTCTTTGGCATCAGACTTCAGCTCCTTTTCCGTGCGGATGGCATCAGACTTCTGAAGCGCGGCAATCTCTTTCTTTGATTCCTTACGCTCATCGCTACGACCATCTCGCTCCTGGGCCAGCTTGTCCTCAAGGTCCGTTTTTTCCTTATCGAACTTATCAGAAAGCTCTTTGGTCACATCATCAGTGGTTTTAGTCACGATTTCGGCCAAAAGCTCAGGGTGTTCCTTGCTTAACTGCTCAAAGTTCATTTCCTTCACCTCCTCGTTAAATTGTTTATCGGCTTGGTCGCTCCGAGCGTTGCTTATGGTTTTAAGACTTATCTCTATCTCATCACTTGCAAAAGCCGCTGATTTTGTGTTGGTGTCATACCCGAATACACAAACCGAAGCCTCTTTGAATGTAGATTTGCGCCAAACAGTCCCTGGTCCCTTCAGGACTATCCCGTTCACTTCCGCTTTTTCACCCTTATTAAGTCTTTCCACAGAAGTAGGGGAAGCATAAATACTGGCCTCAAACGGAAATCCGGATTTTGATAGCTTCCTGAATTCCTTACTTTCCGGAGTATCAACAAATTGAGCACCATTGAATTTAATTGCCCCCATACTGGTATCCGGCTTTTTAGCAAATGCAATCTTTTTAGACGTTTCATGGTTTTCAAGGATAGGATACTGTTTTTTCGGGAAAGACATCCCCGCCAAATCAATTGACAAATTTCCCCAATACCAGTGGTCTTCAATAATCCCCCCGCTATACGCAACCATCTGGAAATCATCCTCGCCGTCTTGATCTTTCACTTGAGCAAACCCTTCGTGATCCATAAAATGAAGAGCCGCTTTCGGCATTTTCGTAACTGTAGTTTCCATTGATTGTTTCTCCTTTTTTTTCATTACTTCCTGCCTTTTCCTGTTTTCCGGGTCGGTTTACAACCCCCGCGCCCACGGTTATTCCTGGTTCCACCACCACTACCGTTTTTCTTTGGAACTCCCTTTGCCATCGTCTTTCACCTTCTTTCTTGCCGGTTCCGCCTGCTGACTCTCCTGGATGCTCTCCGCATCTACTGTCATTGGTAATTCCGGATATTTTCTTTTTTCAGTCTCATACTGAAGTCTCATTTTTGGATAATTTGCATAACCCAATTTTTTAACCAATTCGGATTTCGGGATCCCCGCTGTATCGCTCAGATCACTGTGCTTTACACCAAAAAGGCTCCGCGCCCTGGATTCCATATCGTTGATTTCAGAAGTCGGGAAATTGATGTCGATAATAGCCTCGGGATGTTTCTTGACTTTTTTGAAAATCGGCTCGGATTCGCCGTCACTTTTCCCGGGTTTAAACGCCACAGCCTCTTCGACATTGAAGAATTCCGGAAATGCAGTCACTTGTGACCGTAAGAAAAAAATGCTCCCCCAAAAATCATACCGGAGGAACCTTGCGAAATAGGCGATCTCATCAGAAGTCCGGTCACTCATAGGTCCCCGGGATTCCTTAACAGACGCAAACGTCCCGGTTGACTGCCCTGTAGTTACACCTGATTCTTCATTTAAGCCTGACGTAACCATGGCCATAATATCTGAATCTGAATCGGAGATATTCGGTAGATTCGGGTTTGACGCCTTCATTTCCATGTTTGGCCCCAGCACCATCGTTCCGCCCGGGGTCTTTTTGGCTGCAATGCCTGTCTTTTGCCGATCTGCATCTGACATTTTCAACCACTGGATCCACGATTTCACGTCCGTGAAGTTCACAATCCACACATAGGCTCCCGCGGATTTCTTGTGGTCCAGTTCATACTTTTTAATGTCCTCGTAATACTGTACCCACTCAAGAACCGTCCGGATGTGGCCAATGTTTCGTCTTGTGATATATCCCTGATCCCATGCCACGATGAAACGGTTGAACCCGCCCATTTTCTTGAAAACTTTCTTTCCGGACTTACTATTTTTCAGCGCGGTCGACGAATACGCCTGACTTTGCTTTGCATACTCAAGCCATTCGGGGTATCGAGCGATAAAAATGGACGGGATTTGCTCATCTACGCCGTTCTCATCGTCTTTTATGCAGTAAATAAGGGGAGTTGTGGTTTTAGTGGGATGGAATATAATACCGGATTCTTCTTGACTGGATTCAATGGCGGATGGGTCAATAAAATCAACTTCTATGAAACCCGTGGTATGACAGGTGAGACAAAGAAACAACTCCCCTTCAATTTTTCCCCGGCCAACGTACTTCGGCCAGTAATTATAGAGACGATTTCGAGGATCAAGCTCAATTTCCTCAATCACATCCTGTATTTGCTGAATTTCAGAACTGGTCTCAAAACCAAAACCAGTGAGACGCCCTACAAGACCTTTGGTGGCAGTTGCTACCTGGGGGTTTCGGGTAGCTTTAACAAAGCACTGCTCTTGTAGAACGCTCCTGGTTGTCGCGGAATCATCCTTGTCAGGATAGGCGGAG